ACAAGCGCCGTCTGGATTGTCTCGCCGTGGGCCGAACCTGTGAACCTGTGGACGGCGGCCGTGATCGCGTCGGCGATCTCCCAGGCCTGGACGTAGGAGTCGGCAAAAACAGCCACGTTGAACGTGGCAACCGGAGGGAGATTGTCGAACTCCGGGAGTTCTTCCAGGGCATCCGGCAGCAGCTGCTCCCGAATCGTGGCCGTGCGGTTGTAGATGACGTAGGGGGGGTCGCCGGCCCCGGTCATCTCCACCGGCCAGGCCGTGACCTCGTAGCCGCTGCCGCTGCCGATCGCGTCCTCGATCGCTGCCTTGAGCCAGACGTGGGGGGAGCCCATGGTCACCTCCTGCCGGGGTTCTTGCCGCTGGCCAGTTCCCGGGCGGCGGCCTTGAGCGCCTTCTTCATTTCCCGGACCAGCGTCTTACCCTGCGGCTTGCCGTAGGCGTTCAGAAACTTTGGGATGATGTCTCGCGGGCTGATCCCTCGCGACGTCCCGTATTCCAGCCAGATGGCCTTCCGGCTTTCGAGGCCGCCGCGGTATCCGACGACCCCGACGACGAACCCGTCTTTCGCGCGGCCGACAAACTTCGACTTCGACGTGACGGCCCGCCGTAGGGCCCCAGCCCGCTGGCGGAACTTTTTGCCGCTGCCCTTCAGGAACCGCCCGCCGGAGTCGCGGGACACCGCGTTCCGTTTGTTTCTGGCGGTGCCCTTCGGAGTCAGGCTCCGGAGCACAGGCACCCCGTTCTTCACCGTCCTGTTCATGGAGGCTTTCAGGTGCTTCCGGGCGATGTGCCGCGGCAGTTCCCGAAACGAAGCCATCAGCGAGTCGATCTGGCTCGACGTGCTGAAGAAGTTGATCCCGATGTCGATCACGTCGCCTGCTCCTCGACGGTCAGCTCGAGCTCCTCGCGGCGGCCCCGCTCGACGACCCCGGCGATCATCAGGATCCGGTCGTTCCGGGACACCCACCGGAGCCGCATCAGACCGGTCACCCCGGCGACGTACCGAATCCGGACGGTCGCCTGGAGGTTGCCGCCGATCTGGCCGCGGCGGGCCTGCTCCGAATAGCTGACGGCCTCGTAGGACCCGTAGACCTGGCGCACGGCCTCCCAGGTGGTCACACTCTCGCCCGCGGCGTTCCGCGTCGAGACGGGCTCCTGGATCTCGAAAACCTCGGTCAGGATGCCGGAGGGGACGGCCATCACCAGCCCCCGTTCCAGCTGCTCGCGGCCAGGAGGGTGTCGAAGGCCTGGGGCAGTTCGGTCGCCCCGTCGGTCGCGATCACGCCCCGATTGTTGAACTGGTGGTCGACGTAGGCCAGGATCGCGGAGCGGAGGAGCGGGTCGACCGTGTCGCCCGGCTCGACCCCGGCCCAGTAGGTGACGACCACCCGCTTGCCGGTGCCCTTCGACAACTCGATCGTGGCCGGGACGGCGTCGGCATCGACCTCGTAGTCGTCGCCTTCGGTCAGTTCGTCGTCGTCGGCCGTCACGACCAGGCCGTAGGCGCTGCCCGTCAGCAGGGGCGGGGCCGGGAGCCGGAGGAACTCCGGGGCGGCCTTCCAGGTGGCCCGGTATTCGGTCGCCACGATCGCGATCCCCAGCCGGGCCTCGATCAGTCGGCGAGCCGTGGCGATCTTGGCCACGAGCAGCGTGTCGTGCTCGGTCTGGTCGGGCATCAGGCCGATCTGGGCCTTCGCCTCAGACAGGCTCACGGGCTCGACGCTCGGGTGAGTCAGGACGCGAAGCGTGTCAGGGCGGTATTTCATCGAGCCTCCCCGGCGCCGGGGGCCACGGCCCGCTCCGCCGCTTGCGGCCGGCAGACGCTGCCCGGCCGGACGTCATCGGAGCCGATTCCCAGCGAGACGAGCCGCCGAGCCAGGGCCGGCGTTGCGTGGATCACACCACCCGGCGGAACGCCCCGGTAGGTCTTCAGGAGGCGGATCGGGGTGAGCGCGGCCACGGGATCCTCCTGAAACGCCACGGCCCGGCGGGCGGCATCCCTGCCACCCGCCGGGCATCGCGCGAGTCTCACAATCAGCTGCTGCCGGCGGAATACAGCTTGGCCACGAACTGCGGGTCGTGGTTGGCCAGGCCGAACCGCTGGAGGCCGCGGTAGACGATGCCGTTGGACTTGAAGGCCGCGTGCTCGGAGGCCGCGACCTCGAGGCCGTTCTGCTTCAGGACCACGGCGGTCGCCATCGCGAAGTCGCCGTACAGGGCCAGCGTCCCGGCGGGGAGGCCGAGCACCCGGTAGACCGGAGCACCCATCACCGTCGGGAGGACCCGATCGCCGACGAGCGTCGACTGGCTGATCACGCTCGACTTGAGCATGTGCGTCCAGCCTTCGCCCGACACGATCCAGGCCGTGTTCGAGGCCCGGGTGTCGATCTTGCCGACGATCTCGGCCAGGTCGCCACCGTCGAAGTCGGTTCCGGCCTCGACCTCGTTCTCCTCGTCGATCAGGTCGACCAGGCCGTCGATCTCCTTGCCGGCGTCGCCGTTCAGCCACACGTTGTCGATCTTGGTCGCGACCGCGATCGAGATCTGCCGGTTGAACACGGTCGCGAGGTTCGCCACCCCGGCCGCGTCGTCGAGGAGCCGCCGCGAGATCGTGACCAGGCGGCCGACCTCGTGGAGCTTGATGTCCTCGCGGCTGGTCGGGAGGGCCTCGTCGTCGACCTCGGTCAGCTCCTCGACCCAGTCGGCCTCGATGTCGCCGATCTTGGGGATCTGGAACTCGTTCGAGGTCGTCTCGAACAGGGTCGCGAGCTGCACACCCACCGACTGGTAGGCGAGCGTCTCGAGGAACCCGCGGTACAGCTCCGGCGAGACCAGCTCGACGCCGGCCCCGTCATAGGTGGGCGAGGTCTCGCCCATGTTGCGGAGGTCGATGGCCTTCGCGCCCATGCCGATCGCCCGGAGGAACTGGCCACCGGCCACCAGGTCGGCGGCCGCCACCGGGCCGCGCTTGGCGATGTGGATGGCCGGAGCCTTCCGGGTCGCCTTCTCGACTTCGCCGGCGGGGGCCGAAGCGGGCGTCGCCGCCGTCACCTTCCGCAGCTCCTCGAGCCGGTTGTCCAGTTCTCGCTCGCGGGCGGCCTCGACGGCCACTTCGGCGGCGCGGGTCTCGGCGGCCTTCAGCCGCTCCTGGATCGACACGGCATCGGCCTCGTCCTTCGGCTCGAGGGCGCGAAGGTCGACGATCTGCTTGTGAAGGGCGGGCGCTTCATCCTGAAGCTTGGCGAGCTTGGGGCTGGGCATCATGCCCTCCTGTATGCGTTGGGTGCTTTCCGAAACTTCTTGCACGATAGAAACCAGAAGCCGAAGGGTGGAAGGTTTACGGCCGACATTTTCCGTCCGGGCACGAGCCCGGCACCCGGCCCTCCTGACGCTGCCGCTTGCATCGTTCGCAGCCACAGCGGCAGATCTGCTCGACGCGGCCGTCCGGCTTCCAGACTCCGTTGACGCAGGTCTGGCCGCAGTCGCACTCGGTCGGAGCCGGGGCCGGGGGCGCAGGCGCGGCCGTGACCATCGAGGCCCGGGCGGCCGACACGGCGGCCGCGGCTTTCGCGTGCTCGAGGTCCAGGGCGTCGGGCTCGGCCGACAGCCAGACCAGGAGCGAGATCAGCCAGCGCCAGAGGCTCATAGGGTGTTCCCGTTTTCGAGGATCTGGAATCCGTCCCGATCGACCCGCGACTTCACCACCGCGGCCGCCGGCTCCGGCGGGGCCGGCTCGACGAACACCGCGACCCAGAGCAGGTTCTTGGCGGCCTTCGCGATCCAGCGAAGGACGGGCCGGCTCCGTGGCTCGGGGCCGGGGGCGGGCGGCGAAGTGGTCCACCAGCCGGCGGCAAAAACGACCACCAGGATCAGGAGCGTGTTGCGATCGAGCTTCATGGTTTCCTCTACAGCGCAAGGTCCAGGCCGGGAATCAGCACCGGGCCGTCGTCGGGCGGGGGCGGGGCGAGAACATCGTTGTTCAGGTCGCGCCAGCCGAAGCCGGCCACCGAGCCGACCGCGAAGGAGTCGGGCTGGCTGCCGAGCATCCGGTCCACGGTGGACCGACGCACCCAGAACGATCCCTCCGGCATGTCGGCCGGCCACTTCGGCCCGGAGATCCACCGCGGCCCCCAGCTGTTGAGGCAGAGGAGCGCGTCTTCGGGCGACCCGTTCTTGGCGTAGCGGACCGCCACGAAGCACATGCAATGAGCCCACTGCCCAGACGGGCGCGTGTAGCCCTGCTGGTCCCGGACAGACTCGAAGCCGACCAGCGAACAGACCGGGATCGGGAAGCCCGCCTCGATCGCGGCGGCCGCCTCCGCGAACGTCTTGACCATCGCGACATGCTGGGCCGGGTGCCGCTTCGCGATCGCGTCGAGCTTGCCGCCGTCGCCCTGGCCTCCGTTGCCGTAGGCTCCCCACTTCTTCGCCCGGTCGGCGGAGTAGACGCGGAGATCGTGGCCGCCGACCTCCTCGCGGTAGACGATCCCCCAGTCGCGCACCCACCGGGCCGCGGCCGCGCCGTAGCTGCCGTCGCTCCAGCCGCCGACGGGGTTACGGCCGTCGCCAGGCCGGCCGCGGGCCTCGACGCGGCTCCCGCCGTAGATCGCTTCGGTCGAGGGGAACGGCGGCGGGTTCGCGAGCCGGCCGGTCTCCCAGTCCACACACTGGGCGATCCAGACCCCGTGGGCCCAGCCCCAGGAAACGCAGTCGCCAATGCCCTGCCGCTCGACCACCCACGGCCGGCCGTAGAGAGCCTGGTGGGCCTTGTAGGCGGCGCGATAGAGGAACGTATCGACTCCCTTGGCCTCGCGGATGGTCTCGGCCCCGGCCTGCCGGAACATCGGCTCCGGCAGCTCGCGGAGGAACGCGGCCACGCCGTCGGGATCCGGGTGGTAGCCGTAGTCGCTTTCGCCGGCCATCCCGAACCAGGCCGGCTGGCCGCGAAGGCCGCCGATCAGGAAGGCGGCGGCCACCCCCAGGAGCAGGACGAACGCCAGGAGCCGCAGGTGGCGAAACTCAGCGCGAGACATCGGCGGCCCTCGCAATCTCTCGGTAGGCGGCGATCCAGGCGGACCGCTGGGCGGGCGACATCGGCGCGCCGCTCGTGCCCGCCGTGCGGTCGAGGTACTCGCGGATCGCCTCGCGGGCCCGGGGGTATTTCTCGCCCAGCGAGACACCCTTCCACCGCATCACCTTCGCCCGGGTCCGCAGCTCGTCCCAGGCCACGCCGCTTTTCACCAGCGGCTCGGCCGACATCCCGTCGTGCTCGAGCTCGTCGGCCAGCTCGGAGAAGTGGGCCGAGACCGCCGCGGCGTCGGCGGCCGCGTCGGGGCCGACGAACATCCCGCGAAGGTCGATCGGGGCGTCGGGGGCGGGCGGCGCCGGCGTCGGAGCCGTCGGCCCCGATCGGGCCCACATCACGGCCGCCGCGGCCAGGAGCGCCGCCCCGGCCAGGTGCTTCCGCTCAATCATGGGAGCCTTGGCCGCCAGCCAGGCCGCCAGGCTGGTGATCTGGTTGCCGGCGAACAGGTACGCAGCCCCCGCGATCAGCAGCAGGACGAAGAGATCCATGATCAGGCCCTCACGAGTGGAAGCAGCTGCTCGATCGCCCCGGACGCGATCGCCAAGACGAGCGACCGCACCGGAGACCGAACGAGAAGCCAGAGCGGGTAGACGGCCGCGGGGACGGCCTTGTCGGCCACCGCGTCGAACAGGCTGACCACGGCCTCCAGGGCCAGCGCCTTCTTCTCCGCGCCGGTCATCGCGCCCACGGTGTCGAGGGCGGTCACGACCAGCCGGAGCAGGGCCAGCATCAGGTCGCCGAACTCGACCCAGGTCAGGCCGTCGGCGGCGGATGCCTTGGCGGTCTGGACGAAGGCCTGGATCTTGTTCAGGAGGCCGGCGTCGAGGTTCGTGGCCACGGCCACGGAGGCGGAAGAAATCATGGGTGGGTTTCCTTTCAGCCGGTGGCGATTCGCATCCTGGCGGCGGCGGCCGCTGCGGCGGCCCGGGCCCCGGCCAGGGTCGAGACCTTGACCGGCGGCGTCCCCCGCGGGACCGGCGCGGCGTCCGGGATCCCTTCGGGGTAGTCGTCGATCCACACGTCCACCTCGAGGCCGGCGGCCGCGGCGGCGGCCCGCTTCTGGGTGCCGGTGCCGCAGAGCAGCAGCCCGGCCAGGTCGAGGTCGCCGAAGGCCAGCCGCAGCTCGTCGCGGTTGGCGTCGGTGTCCTCGCGGCGCGAGATGCACACCACGCGATTGCCGCGCCCCGTGGCGTCCACGATGAAGGACCGCCACAGGCCGGGCGCGGCGGTGAACGTGCGGTCGTAGTCGATCGAGATCGTGAGCGGCTTCGGCTCGGCCCGGGCGGCCACGATGCCGCGGGCGTTCTTCCAGAGCGGGAGCGACCGGGTGCCGATCGAACTCTGGGGGTAGGCCGGGTAGGTGACGGCGGAGATGTCGTAGAGGCCGGAGGCCCGGAACACGGTCCGCGTCACGTTCCCCTTCTCGTCCTCCGTCCAGGCCTCCCCGTCGGGGGCGGCGGTGAACGCGAACGACGAGCCGGTGATCGTGCGGTCCTCGACCAGCATCGCCAGATCCCGGCCGTGGGTCGTCTGGATCGGCCGGTGAACGTATTCGAGGCCCTTGAGCGCCTTCCGGATTTCCAGGCGGCCGTTCGAGGTCCGGCCCGTGATCAGGTGGGACAGGTGGTCGGTCAGGAACGGGACGTCGATCTTCCCGCGCGGATCGTTCGCCTTGCGGTCGACCAGGCTGTCGAAGGCGGTCGGGGCGAACTTCTCGCGGAAGCCGCCGAGATCCACGGACAGCGAATCCCATGGGGGCGAGATCCCGGTGATCACCGGCGGCTCGCCGTCGCGGGTCTCGACCCGGATCGCGTCGGGGTAGTCGGTCGTCGGCAGATAGCGGCGCTCGATCTCGGCGGTCATGCGTCTTCCTCCTGGTCCAGCGGCTCGGCCGACAGCTCCGCCACCCGCTTCCCGACCGTGAACTCGGTCGGCTGGCCGTCCTGGTAGACGCGGACGCTGGCGGCCGGCTCGGCCTCCGTCGCGGCGATCGCGAACGGCGAGCCCTCGACCCCCAGGACCCCGTCGATCATCAGGTGTTCGATCGTGCCCTCCCCGCCGGCCCAGTAGACGTACTGGCCCTCACGGAAGCCCCCGGCCTCCGGGACCCCGGTCCCCGGCCCCCGGGCGGGCTGGGGCTCGTCGGCGGCTGGCTCGTCCTCCGGCTCGTCGGCCGGCTGCGCCACCGGCTCGCCTTCGGGGGCGGCCGCCGCGGCCGCGGCGTTGCCCAGGGTCGAGAACCCAAGCTGCATGAAGGTCTCGTTCGCGGCCTGGTCGTCGAGGACCTCGAGGTCTTCGAAGTCGCGGATCTCATTCGGGGTGATCGCCCCCATGTTGAACATCGACTGGTACAGCGCCGCGCGGCTCGCGGAGTCGCCCCGCAACAGCCCGCGGTTGTCGAGCCGGACGTAGACGTCGTCGCCGTAGACCGGCTGGAGC